CTTTACGACAAGGTATATACTGAGGATATACGCAAGTTCATTGACAAGGATGTTTCCTACGACATGATCCTGATGACGGATGTGATCGAGCACTTTCCCAAAGAGGAGGGGCTGCAGATTCTTGCCAGGCTAAAGGAGATCTGCCGCAAAGCGGTGATGGTGAGCACGCCTGCGATATGGATAGAGCAGGGCGCAGCCTACGGCAATGAGGCGGAGACACACCGGAGCTTATGGGAACCGGTTGATTTTACCGGCAATGGTTATGGATTGGTTATGGATGGGACAAAAGATGCCTTTGGCCATATGATGTTACTAGCTGATTATATCAAACGATGAATCTACTATTTGCCATACATCTTTATCCGCCTCGCCATAATTGCGGGGCCGAGTACATGATCCACAACATGGGCAAGTTCATGAAGAGTAAAGGCCATGATGTAAGGGTGCTGCTGTATTACTCCGCTTACTACGGGATAAAAAACCCGTATGAGCATGAGGGCATTATGATATTTCCTTTTAACCAGGTGATTATGGATAAGCTTTTTAGGTGGGCAGACCGGGTATGTACACACCTGGACTATACGCAGCAGACCATTCACTTGGCTATGCTGTACAAGAAGCCGGTGGTGCACCTGATACATAACACGCACCCCTATGATTCCATCATTGCCCAGGATAACAACCAATGGATCGTGTATAACAGCCATTGGGCCAAAGAGCAGTTAGGTTATAAGCATCCCAGTATGGTAGTGTATCCGCCATGTGATTGGCGGCAGTACGATACCGGGAAGGATAGTAGCCAGAATGAATACATCACCCTGATCAATATGGATCAGAATAAGGGTGGCCACATTCTCAAAGAGATTGCTAAAAGGATGCCTGAGAAGAAGTTCTTAGGAGTGAAAGGAAGTTACTCGGAGCCTGCACTTGTCGGGCAGATCATAGATCAGCCCAGCAATGTGACGATTCTGGACAATACGCCTAATATCATGCCGGTGTATGAAAAGACCAGGATACTGATCATGCCGAGTAAGTACGAGAGCTGGGGCCGGACGGCGACCGAGGCGATGTGCAGCGGGATACCGGTGATCAGCAGCGGCACACCAGGACTCAGGGAGAACTGCGGTAAAGCTGGGATATACGTTGACAGGGATGATATTGATGGATGGGTTACTGAGATCAATAAATTGGATAAGCCGTCAGAGTACAGGAAGCGCAGCGAGGCGGCAAGGAAGAGATCGCGAGAGCTTGATCCTACTGAACAGCTGGAAGCCTTGCATGACTGGCTTTTGAATGTTCGCATGTATTCTCAGTCACAATCGGGGGCTGTTTCTACAGCCTCCTTCATATCGTGATCATGGAAAGGGAGCATCGACATAAAAAGAAGATCGTGGTCATCAAAAAGAAAGACCGTGATCATCAACGCAAAGAAGAACATAAACATATAAGCAAACATGAATTACCTCTTAACAGACACGGAAGTGGTGACGGACCTGGTAGCGGAGCCGGTATCGGTGACGGAAGCCAAGAAGTGGATGAAGATCAGCTTTAGTGATGATGATACGCTGATAGCGTCCATGATCACCAGTGCGAGGCTCATGTTGGAAAAATATACAGCCTTAACCTTCGCGACCAAGACCTTACAGGTCATGATCAACGTGGATGAGGAGCTCTTTGAATTACCATACGGACCGGTTACCAGCATCGTCTCTGTCACCAGGGTAGATGCTATGGGAGTGGAAGATGTGCTGACAGCAGGTACAGAGTACGAGCTGGTCAGCAGGCTTATCCGGATGAACTCAGCCGGTGTGCACATCATAAAGTACAATGCCGGGTATTTATCTCTGCCGCAGGGATTGAAGACGGATATCATGAGGCTGGTAGCATGGATGTACCAAAACAGGGGCATCCAGTTTGAGGCAGAGGATGAGATCAATAAATATCCTGAGTGGAAAGCTCTGGCAGCTAATGCATATCAAAAAGTTATCGTGTGAAGCGGGCATTTACACTGGATCTTGAGGGTTTATCGGAGACGATTGCCAGCCTTAAAAAGAAAGGTAAAGACATCGAGGCCGATGTGCAGGATAGCCTGCAAGAGGCGGCGATAAATATCGAGCGCAGCGCAGCCAGTGTGGTGGTTAAGGATAAGGGTGCAGCTGGTCTGTCAGGAGCTATCAATGCTTTCCAGGAGACTAAAAATTCCTGGGCAGTGGAGGCCAATAAGAACTATGCCGCCTATGTGGAGTTTGGCACAGGCCGACTGGTTAAGATCCCTAAAGGGTTGGAAAGCTATGCAGCGCAATTCAAGGGCAGAGGAGTTCGTGAGGTCAATCTACCGGCAAGGCCTTTTTTGTTCCCGGCCTTTGAGACGGGTAAAAAGTGGCTCATCAATGAGATCAAAAACATACTGAAGAAGGCAAAATGAAGGATATAGGCGCATCGATCAGGTCAATTTACAGCACATTGCTGGCAGGGATCACCTACGGTGGCAATAGTGTTCCTTTTTATGATGCTGAGCCGCTGGTGACCACCCCTGACAACTACATAGTGCTTAATGCTATGGACCAGAGTGATGCTAATAATGACCAGCGCTTTGTCAGTGAGGTGATCGTGACGCTGGATGTGGTGACGAAAGCAAATATGCTGAACAGCAGGGCTGCTGTCGATGCAATCAGCAACAGCGTACTGCAGGCTTTATTGCCTAACCAGTATATTGACCATGAGGATGCCGACTTTCAGATCATGATCACCAGGGCGAGGTCTCCTGGCTACATTCATACACAAGACGGTACAGTGCATATCAACCGCAAAATATTACGAATTGTAAACCGATTAAATCAGCAATAAAATGACAGAGTTACAAGGTAGACTTTTAGCATTAGAAATAGACTTCACCGGAGCCGGCACAACATGGGACTCCCTAGTATGTCTGCAGAATTTTGACAATCCTTTGGATGTGCCTATTGAGCGGGTAGATACGGATTGCGGATCTATCGCCTCTCCTGGTAATCCAACCGAGACCGTCAACTTCTCTGCGATCAAGAATCTTGAGCCAGGTGTCAGTGAGGAATCATACCAGGCATGTTACAATGCTGCAATAGCTGGTACAAAGGTTAAGGTCAGGATACAGAATCCGGCAGTGGGCTCGGTAACCCAGGGTTCTAAGATCTATAAGATGTTTGATGCCTATTTCAGCAATGTGACGCTGGAAAAAGACACCAATAGTCCGATCAGCTTCTCAGGAACAATTGAGTCTACCGGCACGATTGACACAACACCTTAAAACGGTAATACATGACTGGTTACATGCAAGCCAATATCCTCGGTAGGGATAGGGGCTTAAAATTCGGAGCATTGGCTGCTGAGGCGATCACTTTAGACCTGGTGAAGCTCGCAGCGGATACAGGAGGCAATTACTCACCGGCCATGTTCTCCATCGTGATCTACTGGGCATTGTACAATAATGCCGTGGTGAAGCGGGTGGAACTGGACGTAAGCTTTGAGCAGGTTTCGGACTGGGTAGATGACAACTGGAGAAACAAAGAGCTGGAGCCTTTATTTAAGCAGATCGCAGAGTGCTATGAGAAAAGCAAGCACACGCAGGCAGTGATCGACGATCTGAGAGAAAAGCTCGATGAGGTCACCACTACTGAGGAAAAAAAAAATATGATCTCACAACAAGCATTGGGTGGGAGCATTTAAAAGGCTTTGTGATTGGTCAGCTGGGGCGGTCGGTGATAGAGTATTATGACATGACGCTGGGAGAGATCCTGCTGGCACAATACTACTACCAGCAGCGGGAGATAGAGGATTGGAAGCGCACCCGGATGCTCATGTTTGTGATGGTGAAGATGTGGGGAGATCCCAAGCGCTCAGCGCATTCTCCGGAGGAGTTGCTGCCATTGATGGGTGATGTAAAGAAGTACGCCGGACTGACGAAAGAGGAGATCACTGCCGAGCTGGAGAACTTGCGAAACCAAGGCTATAACGTGTAAAAATTAAGACATGGAAGAAGGCTTAAAGGTGCGGATAGGGATGGACATTTCCGGATTGAATACGGGAGTGTCACAGGCAACGGCTTCGCTCAATAAGCTAAAGCAGCCTATTGCTGGTACGCAGCAGGCTATGACCAACCTTTCCCGGGTGGTCCAGGATGCTCCTTTTGGATTTATCGCCATACAGAATAACCTTGACCCTTTAATTCAGAGCTTCCAGGGACTAAAAGCACAAACAGGAAGTACCGGCGGAGCGCTTAAAGCATTGGGCGCATCATTTCTCGGTCCTGCCGGTCTTGCAGTAGGTTTGGCGGCAGTCACGAGCTTGATCACTGGAGCCATTCAAAAGTATGGATCACTGAGCAATGCGGTAGCGGAGCTGGCAGCGGCATCCGACACAGCCAGCAAGAACCAGCGGGAATTAAATACGGAGCTTACCAAAAGCATTTCCGGACAGCAGGGCGAGATCAATACGCTGCGTAATTACGTTGACATACTGAGCAGTACATCCTCCTCGCAACAGCAGCGGATCACTGCTTACCAAACCCTTAAGAAAGAGTTCCCTGG